TATCTCAAAGCAACGCTTGAGGCTATCGCTGCTGGCCACCCGGCATCCCAAATCGACAATCTCATGCCGTGGGCGTTCAAAACAGCGTCAAGATGAAACCGTTACGGTTTGTGCACACCGCTTACGCTTGACGATCGCCGGGGCAAAGCGCGAGACGCCCCGCACCTGACCTGCTTCCACCGGGTCGATGATGTGGAGCACCTCGGATGCCGGCACCCGCACGATCTCGCCTGCAAGGCGGGGGTCGGTGCTGTCGCCCGGATGCCGACGGTAGAAATAGAAATAATAGGCCACACGCCGGCCCAGCAGGTCAAACTCGATCCCTTGCCGGATCATGCCGCCGCCGGGCAGCTCTTTCGTCATGTCGATGGGCAGCATTTCCGAGGGGATCATCTGCAGCTGCAAGGGCACCGACAGCCCGTCTTCGGGCCGGCGTGGGCGAAAACGGAAGAACACCTCGCCGGTCAGAAACAGCTCGCGCGCGGCGCGGCGCTGGAGACCGTAGAAATCGGTCAGCCCTTCGGAATCTGCCTCGGCCTGCCATTCCTCCCAGAGGGCCTGAATGGCCTGCTTCTTTTCCGCGCCCTCGACCTTCGAGGTCGGCTTGACTCCGTCGCCCACCGCATTGCCGGTCCAGCTTTCCAGTGCGTTCAGCGCGTAGCCGTTATTGCGCACAAGCCAGCGGGCCCGCGCCGTGATCGTCGGGCCCGCCTGGCCGATCAGCGTGTTTACATGCGCGCGGCTGGGGCGGAACTTGATCAGGCGCCGCCCGTAGGCCCCGGCATCAAACCCGCCGATCATCGCGCCGATGCGCCGGCGCAAGCCCGTGATCATTGCCATATCAGAGCCCCTTTTCGGCGTAGAGGCGGGTCACGCGGCGCTTGGGGTTTGCCCCGCCCGCCGCAGCAATGCGGGCCTCGAGGTCGGCAATGGCGCGAGCCATTTCCGCATCCGAGCCGTAGGTTACGGTCTTGCCGTCATAGGTCGTCGAGCGCACGCCGCGGAACCGCGCCGCCAGCAGCGCGTCCAGCTGCGCCTGCATTTCTGCAAGGGTCATTTTCTACCTCATGTTGCTAGGCGTGCGATGCCGGTAATCGCGTAAAATCCATGTTTTTATGGTATTTCGCAGCCTGCTCGGATACCGTTGCTCACAAGGCGTGCTCTGACTTTTGAAGGACTCATTATGCGAAAACTTGTATTAATGGTCGCCATCGCCATTTCCCTGGGCGCATCGCCAATATTTGCTCAGTCTTTTCAAGATGGGGCGGCTGCCGCTCAATCGGGGAATTACGCGGAGGCAGTGAAAATTTGGAAACCGCTCGCCGATCAAGGCGATGTCCGCGCCCAGTACAATCTGGGCGTTATGTACGACAAAGGCCGCGGCGCAGATCAAGACTATGCGCGAGCCCGCAGCTGGTATCGCAAGGCTGCTGAGTAGGGCTAGCCGAGCAGCTCCGAGGCCAGCAGCGGCTGTTCGGCCCCAAGCGAGGCGCTGGCAAAGGGCATCTGCATGAAGCCGGAGGCCGGCGCGGTGCCATAGGTGGTTTCGAACGCGGCCGCCAGCTGCGACCGCGCGCCTTGGGCGCGGGGCATGGATTTGTCCTTTCGATTGATGTGGGGGGTCAGGCCAGGGGGTTGGCCGTGGAATAGTGCAGCACCACCGGGATGACGGCGGCCTTCAGCGCTTGCCCGCCCTCGACGGGCAGATCCACCGGCCGTGGAGCTTCCGCCTCGACCCAGTCGCAGAGCCCGCCCAGCGTGCGGTCAGCGGCAAGGACTGCCCCGATGGCAGCGGTCAGCGCATCGAAGGCCGCATCGCGGTCGGCAGAGGTCTTGCCCTGCACCACCACCTCCAGTTCCGCCCGATGCTCATAGTGATACTGCAGCGGCGACAGCGTCGCCTCCGGCTCCCCCGGTTCGCCATCGCGCAGGATCAGCAGGCCCCCGGCCGGCACGCGCTCGGGCAGCACCTCGCCGCGAAGGACGGTGGCGGGCAAGGTTTGCAGGACCGCAAGCAGAGCCTGCAGAATGGATTCGCGAGGGGTGGGCATGGATATCGATGAGCGTTTATTGCGAGGGCGGGCCATTCGGGCGCCCGCATCAACACGGGAGAAGCGGAAGCCTTACACCCCTTCGATCGTGTATTCGGGCGTGCCCTGCCAGACGAGCTTCCAGCTTGCGCCCGGCCGGACGTTCTGGACGATCCCCGGATCGAAGGCCACAAAACAGCGCCCACCCTCATGGCGCACCGACGGATAAAGGAGGCCACGGTGACCATCCCGGCGCAAAGCGGCCGCCAGCGCCTGACCTTCGGGGTATCCAACATCGGGTGCCGGGTCGAGTGCCGGATGACCGGTTTCACCTTCAAGGTCGGGAAAATCACCGATGAAATCGGCCAGCAGTTCCACATAGCGCGCCTCGTCCTCGAACACGCCGATATAGCCAAGCTCCCGCGTGCGGTGAAACCCCACCTCATCGGCCGAGGTCAGCACGTCGTAGGCGCAGTACCATGCGCCCCGCTCGGGCCCGTTGAAGCGGTTGCCGGTGGGGCGGGTATAGGTGAAGGCCGCATTGATGTGGCTCTGACCATAGAGCTTGAGATCATGCGCGCGCCGGGCGAAGGCCAGTTCGCGCCTATCAAGCGCCGGGCTGCCTTCGCGCTCGGCAATCAGCCGCGCGCTGGTCTCGCCCTCGAGTTCGGCCAGAATCTCTGCCTCGTCGTCGGTATCGACCAGACCGCGCAGCACCGGTGGCTTGTGTCGGGTTTCCGGGATGAGGCGGACCAGCCCTCTGTCATTGATGACCGTGATCTTCACATGCCACCCCGCAAGGCATCGACATAGGTGCGCACACGCAGGATCTTGGGCAGTCCGCCACGGATCATGGCATCAAGCGGGCGCTGGCCATCGAATTCGGGACCACGGTTGGGAAGCTTGACCCATTGCCGGGCAACCGGTGGATTGAAATACAGCTCCAGAGACTTGTAAAGGCCGACAAGGGCGCTAAGCCGCAGCATCTGATCGCGGGTCAGATCGCCCGAATAGCCCGGCTTTCTGGCGCGTTTCCACGTCGACTCCGACATGTCGGCAAGGGCGGCCGCTTCCCGTGCGGTGAGCGACCAGGCATCGGCAATCCTGCTGAATGCTTTCAGTGCGACGGCCTGAACATCGGCTGCAGGGCGTTCTCTGAGGGCGCTTTCCATTGTGGATCCTCCATAGGCTTCACAATATAGTGCCATATGAACCGGTAAGCAAGTCCAAATGGACCAAACGCGAGATCAATGATCTTCCCGCCACCTCTCCACCACCAGTCCCGGCACCTTGCCGACCACCCGCTCAACATCCCGCGCCAGATCGAGCCGCTTGCGCAGCCTCACCTGCGGGACCAGCAGAAAAATCGGCACGGTTGCGCGCCCGCGGCCGGTCTTGGAGCGCGACGCGACCCCGAGCCCCCGGCTGTTGAGCCGCCCGTCGGCAACCAGCATGCTGGGCCCACGGCGGCGGTAGACGAAGCGCAGGCGCATCCCCCGCCGTTTCTCCCACTCTCCCGGCGTCAGGCGCGCGCCGCCACGCCCCTTGCCGGCAGCCGGCAGCGGGATCGCCAGCCAGAAGCCTGCCTTGGAGCGGATCAGCACGCCTTGGTCATGGGCCCCGACGATTTTGGGGGCGTTCGACCAGACGAAGGCGGCGGCATCGAGGCTGTCGGTGTGCTGCGGATAGGAGCGGTTGCGGATGGTGCGCGGCAGGCGGTGGCCGAGGCCGGCACCCGTGATCTGCCGGCGCCAAGCCTGTTTCAGGTCCCCTCCGGCCTCGGCCATCGCCGCCTTCACGGCCCGCTCGCCGGCGCTGATTTCTTCCTGCAACATGGCCACCAGATCAGGCTCGAAGTCCAGCTTCAGTTTCACGCCGGCACCAGCTCAACGGTCCAGATGAGCCGATCCCGGTCCCGCTTCGGCTCACCCTGGATGGTGAAGTTCTCGGTGCCAATGCTGATGCCATCGCCGGGCCTGGGGTTCGCCATCTCGGAGACACGCGCATCGACCAGCGTCGTCTCCGACAGGATCTGCGCCGACCTGAAGGAGGTCACCTCATCCGGCGCCTTGCGGATCACGCGGATCGGCTGGGGTGCGCCGCCCGCCGGATACCAGGTGGCATCCAGCCCGAGGTTCACGTCGGCAAACAGCGCATCCATGGCCACGGCAAAGGCATTCATCACGCCCGCCGTCCGCTCCTCAGCACCTGGGGCCGTGTGCAGATCGGCAGCGGGTTGCTCTCGATCTCGAGCCGCACCCACTCGTCTCGGTCCCGGTCGGGGATCGAGCGGGCGTAGAGCGGCAGGCCGAGGGTGTTGACCGTCTCGAAGGTATCGGCCGGGGCGTAGTAGATCTCGAAGAGCCCTTCGACGCCCTCGGGATAGAAGAAGGCCTTGTCGGGCGGCACCCCGAAGGCGGCATTGCCCCGGTAGCGGCGGAAGGTGATGCCGCCGAAGCTTACCTCGTCGGCAACCCGCGCCCGCAGATCGGCGGCAGCGGCCGTATTGAGGTAGGTCTCGCGCACCTCCTTGTGGGCCACGAGATCCGAGAAGAAGGCCGAGCCGCATTCCGCGCGCAGCTGCACCGCCCCGGTGGAAAGCCCGCCCAGATCACCCTCGACGCTCTCGATCAGCGCCTGGCATTTCTTGCGCAGCGCCCCCGAGGCCGGGTTGGTATTGGCTAGATCGAAGTTGACCTCCGTGGCAGGCGTGATCGCGAACTCGGCGAAGTAGTCGATGACCACCGCCCCATCCTTGGGATCGAGCACCTTGCCCTGGATGCCATTCAAGAGGTGATACTCGAAGGTGGCCTCGGCGTCGTTGCGCAGGCGCTTGAGGCGACGCGCCACCTCCTGCTGGATCTGCTGGGTTTCGTTCTCGGCGCCAAAGGCGCGGATGCCCTGGATTTCCGAGGCCCAGAGCACGTCCTGTTTCTTGAACTGGCGGCACACAAACGCCCGCACGTCGCGCCGTTCAGGAATCTGCTGTTCATAGGCCGAACCGCGTTCCGAGAACGGGATCAGCGAGAGCGTGCCGTCGCGGCTTTCGATCACGACGGTGCGCGAGCGCACCCCGCGGTCTGCGAACAGGCCGGAGCCGGTGAGGGTCGCCGGCTTGTAGGGGATGTTTTCCAGCGCGCGGGTGAGCTCGATCACCGAGAAGGCATCGGTGTCGAAGATGTCCATGGTGGGCATGATGATGTTCCTTGCTTATCGGACGAGAATGCCGGCGGCGGCCAGCGCCGCGTGCGCCGCATCGATCTCGGGCTGCGTCAGGGTGCCGGCAAAGACCAGATCGTTGCCGTTGACGATGGCGGGCCCGCGCAGGAGCACCACCGCCGGCACGTCGGCGGCGGTGGCATCGGCCTTGCCCCAGAGCACGGCGACGGCGGTCTCGGTGCCGTCAAGCGCGGCCGGGTCGTGGGCGGCATACTTGCCGGTGGCGGTGATCTTGCCCAGCACGGTGCCGGGCTCGAGCACCGGGCTACTGGTCCCGGTGGCGATGGTGACATGCCAGGTGTGGATCCATCAGAGGCAGGCATTCCAACAATGGCCCCTCTCGCAGGCAAGTTTAGACAAAAGTTTGGCGGCGCAGATAAAACCTCTGTCGGTGACGAAGAAATAACAAACCTAAAAGACATTCTTGGAATCGATTTGAAGAATGAGGCCTTTGCGACAAATCTTGAACGGTTGATGGAGGTGTTGCTCGCAACGAAGGTATTCGTAGACACATCATCGTCAGATGTCATTCAAGGGGCCAGCTCGGATCTCGAAAGCGTTATCCAGAAAGTCATCGTTTTTGTAACCGAGGTCTGTTCCCGTTCGGAACTGGCTGATAATTCAAACCCCGTTCTCGGCCTATATCAGAAGTTTTTTCAAAGGTTGATACTTCGTGACCGCACGTTGCCGCGCCCGTGGGTGTTTACCACGAATTATGATCTGTTCAGTGAGCGGGCAATGGATCGTCTCAGTATACCGTATTGCAATGGGTTCAGCGGGTCGGTGGAGCGCCGGTTTAACCCAGCTACTTTTCGGTATGCTTTGGCCGAACAGTTGGATATCACCTCGAAGCGATGGGCTGCAGTCGACAGCTTTATTTACCTTTGCAAATTGCACGGTTCAATCAACTGGATTGAAGATGGCGAAGGCTTGTTCCCAATTCGGGAACTGCAAAATTTGCCTGAGAATACAACCAAAAGCCGTGTAATGATCTATCCGACCCCAGCCAAGCAAAACACATCGTTTGGTTCTCCATATTCTGATTTGTTCCGTGAGTTTCAAAAACAGGTGGTTCAGGATCAAAGCGTCCTAATTGCTGCGGGCTATGGCTTCGGCGACGAACACGTCAACAACATTATTTTTCAGGCTTTGACCATTCCGGGTTTCCGGCTGGTCATCTTTGCTGACCCCAAAACCAATGATATCACACAGGCGCTTTATGATCTTGAGGATCCGCGTGTGTGGTTCATTTGGGGGGATGGCCCAGAAGGTGGAGCTAAGGCGCACTATTTCAAAACTATTGTCGAACATTTTCTTCCAGAAGGTCCCGGCAACCGTACCGATGATGCTGTTCGTAAAGCGCTGAAAGCCTTTGGTGATCTGGCTGGAAAAGATAGTGGAGGCGGGGAGGATGCCGGATGACGACAAAGGACGAGTAATAGGCAAGGTCACCAACGTTTCCGCAGATAGGTTGGTTGTGGAGTTGCACCGAGGCAATGACAATTTCACGGTGGTCGGGTTTGACGACGTGCACTATGTTGCGCGCCTTGGCTCTTTCGTTCTTGTTCCGGTGCAGGCTGATTACGTGGTCTGCGAGGTTACGGGCCTCTGGGAGAAAGACCCGCAATCTTCGCGCCCAAACCAAAGCGGAACAGAAATGGATAAGGCAGCGTCCGCCAAATTCCTTGATCTGACGCCATTGGGAATGATCCGATCGAATGCACAGGCGAAATTTGAATTTGGAGTATCCGTATTTCCGCCGCTTTACGCCGATGCGCTCTATGCGCGAGATGAAGACCTGGACAGGGTTTTTCAGGTTGCTGACCCTTGCAACAAAGTTGTCCTAAAGGATCGAGCTGGCACGGGGCATACCGGCACAATTCCGGTTTCTCTGGAAGTGGGAACGTCTGTCGTTTTCAAAGGTTACCCGGTTAAAGTGCGAATAGACGAATTTTTCGGAGGGCACGTCGCAATCTTGGGCAACACCGGAAGCGGGAAATCCTGCACCGTGGCAACCATACTGCAATCTCTGTTTGAACGGCCGGAAGAGTTTGCAGCGCGCGGTGCTTCATTTGTACTGTTCGATGTGAATGGCGAATACCGGCCAGCATTTTCAGAATTACCGGACAGGATTGATCGTCTGTATTTAAGGGCTAATACAGAAGGTTCAACGGAAGACCTGATGCCGATATCTATGGGTGAAACCGCCTCTAATTAGAGCTATGCCCAAAAGTTGGTGACGCTGTAATCAGGCGGCATGTTTTTCCTGCTTGATCCCGTCCTTGAATTCAACCCCCTCGATAATTTCTGGCAGGCGAA